AGGTCCAGGCCCAGGGCTTCACCGCATGCGGCATAGTTCGCCCGCCCGGTGATCTGGATCAGCCCGCGCCCCCGGTACTTCGAGCCGTCACCCTTGACGGTGTTGCCCAGGTCGGCACGGCCTTCGTACGTAAGCTGCTGCGCCGTTGGCCCCCAGATCTCGCGCACATAGCGCAACTGGCCGGACTCATGTCCAACCTGAGCGATGAACGCAGCGGCGCGGGCTGTGCCAACGATCCCGTAACGGTTCATGGCCGTATTCAGGGCTGGAAAGAAAACGCCGGCATTGCTGCCGGCGTTCGGGAGGATCTGCAGCAGCTGCTGCTCGGTGATCGGCATACTTTTCTCCAGGCAAAAAAATACCCGCTCATTGGCGGGTTATCTTGTTCCTAAGCGTGTCAGATAGCGGGTCGAGCAAGCCTTGCAATAGTCGCCCTGGCATCAATACGTGCTGCCTTTACGTCTTCCGGTATTGGCGTGCCCTCCTCGACTAGGGCAAAAGTGTGCCAGTTGGTTTCTTTCAAGTAAGCACGCGCCCGGGCCAGATCAATCTGATCCGTAATATCCTGGGCGGATTTTACCGGCTCAAGCTTAGACAGATCGACCATCTTCTGGAGCCTCCGATTGTTCAGTTGACTCGATGACTTCTGGGGTCGGCACTTTTGGAGGCCTTGTGTCCGGAAACTTAACCGGACCGCTACGCGCATCAATCACGATAGGCTCAATTGGGTTCATTACTTCCGGCGGACTGTCCCACTGAACAGGAAAGCGTAAGGTAAAGTGCAAAGTCTTACCAATTCGCTCCACATAGTCGCCGGAACCCCCGAGGAAGAACTTGTTGCCAACTGCACTCCCTGGCAATCTGAAACCATCTGGAATACCTGACAGGTCAATAGATTCGCCATTGATGGTAATTACATCACCGTTAACTGAAGCCTCAAGGGACCAATCTGTCAGAAAGGGAAATAGTTTAATTTTCATTTCCATCGACCTTTAACGTTAATTGTAGGTTGGAATGTTTGCGGTGTGGAACCGTTTCTTATGACAATACCAATGTTAGATGGATCAGACATGTACTCCGCAATTACCCCGTACGAATCGTATGTCTGTTGAGGCTGCACTCGGGTAAGGGATGAAAAACAAAACCCAAGTGATCCATTAACCAGCGTGATTGGCAATGCAATTGTAAGCACTCTAATTTCACCAGCCGTCACCTGAGGTGTTAAAGGTGCAACCCCTCTAATTTCAACTTCACCATTAAGGTAACGGTTGACTAAATAGCCCCCAACCAAGGCGGACGACATTAAGCCGGGCTTTGAACTGGTTGGATCAAGGTTTGAATTGTTGGCGTTGTAGACAGGGGTCCATGTCCGCCATACTCCGTTTACATAATGTCGCTCATAGCTACCCCATGATGGGTCAAGGCCTACCCAGCGCTGGATCATGTAGTTACCTACCGACCAAACTATTGCGGATAGATACCCCTGGTTACGTCCGTCCGTACCTGCATAGGGACTTCCAGTCCAAGTGGCTGGTGTGGCGTAGACTGGTCCAGAGGGTATGGCCACGTTAGCGTTTGACCCTGGCAAGGCCGGGCTAAGGGATGCCCCAAACCCTAGCCACCCGACTGTGACCAATCTTCCAGAGGTCACATCCGTGCTGCTTGAAACTGGAACCAGAGCGAGTTCAGCCTGCATGCCAGCCGTGTCCGTGCGCCCCAGGAGTGCCCGAGACTTAGCTGAGATCACGGCAACTGAAAGGGCTCCCTCCCCAGTGAAATATGGAAGCCTGTCAGCAGCGCCGGCAAGCCCTGAAAATGCAGTCAGGTTTTCGCTCTTATCCTGCTTGCTAACCGGCATATCACCGAGGGCTTTCGTTGCGGCGCGCAATTGATCTGCGGAATCTTTGAGGTATCCCTGCACGGGCATGATGGCGTAAGCCGCTCCACTTACAGTGGCTCCCTTATAAGCCGGCAGAATTGAAATCACCGTAGCGCTTGCGACGTTGGAGACCTCATAATTCCAGCCGTCCGGCCCAATAAAGGAATCACCCACCCTGGAAGTTGCGGCGAAATCAACATTGACACCTGTTACGGTTGTGCTGCCGTTTTGGACAGAAACTGTCCCGGCCCTTTGCCATACCATATTTTTCTCCAGACGATAAAAGTTTGATAAATCAGTTTTGGAAATCGACCAAATTAATAGTCAAGATATAGGCTTAGCAAAGACAACAGGCACAAAGAAATTAGTACTAGGGGTAACACCAATAGCAAACATGAGTATGCGGTTGTTATTATACTCCCAAGTGCAATATAGCTTTGATGACCTCGACGAACCGGCAACATCCATACCAATGTTATTAATCAACATGTAGTCACCAGTATCCAAGGGCGATACCGCCGTATAGTTACAACGGATTAGCCCTTGGCCGGTATTTGATGCCCCCAAGTAAGTCCAGCTAGATATGGTTCTTGTAAACTGAGCGCAAGGTGTATTGTTATCGAAAAGCAAATCCCCTGCCCCACTCCACAACCTTAGCCCGTAAGTTGCTGTGGGCAGTGACTTGAAGGCCGCACAAAAGTAGCTACCAGCGCCACCACTTATGAACGAGAACCCGGTCCAGTTGCCTGGCGTACCGCTTATCGTTGCGTACTGAAAAGTTGAAGACGCATCAGGCCGAACAAATACAAGCGGCGGCTCTTGGGTTGCGATCGCTGGAGAAAACGCGGCACCACTTGAGTATCTACCAGTCTGAAGAACGACCAGCCTTGAGAACTCAGAATCAAGCGTCACCACATTGCTTGCATTGGTAAACTGGAACCCATAAGACATTACCTATACCTCATAACAAGCAGGCGCTGAGGGGCCAAGCCAATAACACCGCTTGATTGAGTTCTATTTCCAAACCAAACGACCACCCCACCCGAAACTACCTGAGGCTCATATTGCACTGCGCGATAGTCTTGGGCGTTTTGGTCTTGAGGGTATGCGCCAATAGGAATGCAAACGGCTGAATGTGTTTCAGGAGTAACGCCAGCGATTGTGATAGGGAGACTTCTACCACCGCTGGCTGATGACACAACTGCCGAATAGACGACCCTAACAGTGAATGAGTTCTCATCGATTTGCAGGTTGCCTGTAGCCCCCCATATACGCATGCCATGACTCATTCGGTTAGATCTCCAATCTGAACTCGCTTTACGTCGTTCACGTCCCAAAAACGAAGAGACCTATTGGTCATGATCGACCTGCCCTGACCAGGCACTACACCGTTAATTTCAAAGGTGCCGTCCTTATTGAGAATCCACCCCTGCTGACCCGCGATGTAGTTGGTCGAGCTGATGTATTCGCCGATCTTGGCGTTCGTAATGGTGCCGTCCTGGATGAAGGCTGACCGCATGAAAACCTGGCCGTTCAGCACCGTGAATGGCGAAGAAAGCACCCCATTGATGTTGTTCACCACGGCGAACCTGTCAGCGCTCACCAGAAACTGGCTCTGCAACTGACCATCAACGTTTTCGATGCCAAGCCCGATGCCTGCTGCGACGTATTGGCCGTTTTGGTTGAGCTGCATCTTCACAGACCACATCGTCGCCAACTTGCCGTCGGTCCCGGCCTGGGCCTGGCTCACGGTCTGAATGTTGGCCGAGTTCTCGCCGATCTTCACACCGATTTGCTGGATGGCCTGCGCGGTCACCTGGCGGTCGGTGGCAACAACACTTTCCAGCGCAGTCACAGATCCACTGACATTGCCCACCTCGGCAGTCAGCTCTGTCGTGCGCTGCACCATTGCCGAATTCTTCGAGGCTTGGGTCTTCACCTCCTGGGCAAAACTGGCTGAAGCGTTGTAACCCTGGAGTGCATCCGCCAGGTCACCCTCCCCCGTGTCATCCCGGTATGCAGAACGCAACGCCTGAAGGCTTGACGCCTGAGCCGTGACCACGCCGTCCAGCTCGGTGATATCGGCGGTGTTGGTAGATACCTGCTGGGCCAGGCCGTTGGCCGTTTCAACGGACTGTCCCACATCGGTCCAATAGGTAGTGTTCGGCGGCGGGGTGTTGATGGGAACAGCCTGGGCAGCCTGATAGATCCTCCCACCTTCGACGACCATCTGGCCTTTCAGGTATGTCTCATCCTCGTCGTAACCCTTCAGCCCGTCCAAGGCATCGATCTGGTCTTGCAGCCCTGGGATCTTGTCGATCTCGTCCAGGATGTCCTTGCCGAGCTCCGTTCGCCCAACCTGGCCGGCGATCAAGTCCAGCACGGGATCTGCGTCTGCGCTCGCCATCCCCATTACACCGTTTCCAACCGGATAGAACGGCCCGACGTTGCCGGTCCGGTCCACCAGGCGCGCCCAGAAAAAGAACTGCGCGCCGGCCGCTAGGGACTGCATGCGGTAGTCGGCCTGCGGATACGCCAGGTCGGCCAGCTTGGTCGCTGCGCCCAGGTCGTTCGCAGGGCCATACCACAGCTCGGTGCGCTGGGTGTCCTCCGCACCTGGTGGGAAACTCCACTTGATGCTGATCCCGAACAATTCGCTGATGGTGGTCAGCGACGATACCGCCGGCGGCAGGCCGGTCTTGCCTTCAAGGTTGGTCAGGCTGGAGTTTTTCCAGATCGACGAGATTTCGAAGGCACTCACCGCACGCACCCGCGCCAAGTAGGCGCCGGAGTAGATGCCGGTGACGTCAACGCTCGTCGCGCCCGTCCGCTGCACCTTGATCCAGTTGCCGCTGTCCTTGCGCCACTCCACATCATAGGCGACCGCTCCGGCGACGGCAGGCCATGAGATGTTCATGGTGCTGATCGCCAAGCCCTGGTTAACGGCGTAGCTCGACATCAGGGTAACGCTCGCCGGTGCCGGCACCACGGTGATCGGCACGACGCTGATGGGCCTTTCTTCCAGTCGCGCCCCGGTGTCGATGTGAGCAAACTTGCTCGGATCGTACTGAACGGCCGAGATTTCGAACACGCCAGGCTCTGGCCGCGCCACGCTGACCACGCGGTATAGCGGGATTGCCAGGTCATCGGCGTCCAACGCCCAAACGAGTTCGCGCTCTGGCGGCACAGAGTAGGCAACAGTCACGGTGAGCTGGCGGCCACTTACCAGTTGCACGGTGCGGCCCTCGCACTTGCCGTCGGGCAGGTTGAGGATAAGCCGGTCGCCGGGCTTGGCCTGGGTGTCGCGGTCCAGGGTGATGACCTTGCCGTTCACCGCAGAGATGCGCCCTCCCACCGGACGGCCGGCGAGGAGTTCGTCGGCGATCGGAATCACGTAGCCAGGGAGCGGAATGCGCCCATCGAGGCCGACCTTGAAAGTGACGGCACGGTCTTTGGAGTTGGTGAGCAACGCCCACTTGCCTCGGCGCTGGGCCTCGGATTCGCGGGTGCAACCGATGGCACTGATCTCCAGCGGATTGTCGCCATAGCGCCGCTGGAGCTTTGCATCGGTCACAGCAGTGACGTCGGTGTCGTAGTTGTTCAGTGGGTTGTCGTAGCTGATCAGCGCCCGGGTATAGCGCGTGCGCTCCGATGCGCTGGAGTAAGTGAACTTGCCATCAATGACGTTCGCCCGGGTATAGGCGAAGTCGAAGTCAGTTGCCCGTGGCATGTCCGCCAGGGTGAACACCTGGCCCTGGGCCCAGTAGGTCATGCCTCGGTATATGGTCGAGATGTCGCGCAGCAGCGACCAGGCATCGGCCTTGCTCTGCAGGTTCAGGTTGCAAATGAAACGAGGCTCCTGGCCGCCCTTCCCGTCCGGCACCAGTTGATCGCAATACTGCGAGATCCGGTAGAGCTCCCACTTGTCCACCATCCAAGGTTTGATACGGCGGCCCAGGCCGAAGCGGTCTGCGGTGGTGATGTCGTAGGTCATCCAAACCGCATTATCGGTCCAGGCCTGTTTGAATGTGCCGTCCCAAACACCCGAGTAGGTGCGTGACACCGGGTCATAGTTGCTCGGCACTTGCATCTTCTTCAGTTTGGTCTCGACGGTCACCGCTGGGATGCTGCGGAACTGTTCGGCTGAAAACTCGATGTAGAGCAGCGCGGTATTCGGGTAGCGGATCTTCGCGTCGATGACCTCCGTGAAGCCGGCGATCTGCATGGTGTCGGAGATTTTGTTGTTGTTCTGGTTGACGGTGAGGCGTGTGATACGCATCAGCCAGCCGGTGTTGGCCTTGGGCAAATCAATACGGCGCGTGCGCTCGTACAGGCTGGTGGTCTTGCCGTCGACAGCCTCGCTCAGAACCTGCTGATAGGCGCCGCCGTCGGTGGCGAGCTCAACCTTGTATTCGATCCGGTAGCCATTGACGTTGCCGCCAGAGTCCACGGACTGAAGCGCCGGCCACGCAAAACGGACGCGCACAGCGGAAAGCTGGGTATTGCTGATAGCCCGCACCCACGGCGTCCCGCTGCGCAGTTCGGTACTGATCGTGGTCTCGTTCTCGATCGATGGGATGCCCTGGATATAGCTCTGGTCCACGGCCCCGGTGCGCCACTCCCACTTCACGTTCGGGAAATTCATGTTGCCCTGGGGGTCTTGCAGTGGGGTGTTGTCGAGGTAGATGTCCTTCGCGGTAGGCGTTCCTTCGAACTCACCTTCCCCTACAGCGATCAGCATCTTGGCGATAGCGACAGAGCGCAGGCTGTCCGGCGCCTCGGTTGGGGTTTTTGGCTTCTCGGAGCCGCCCTTGGCGCCGTAGATGTCGAGCTTCTGTACTGCGCCCATGCTTTTCTCCAGGCAATAAAAAACCGGCTCGTGGCCGGCTGTAGTGCTGCGGGTCTCGTTACATCTGGTCTTCGGCGTAGATCGCGGCGCTGATAATTGCTCCGCCGACCCTGCGCTTGCCGTAGCAGAGCGGGACCGGGTTACCCGACGCCGTGGTGTTCTTGGCGCTGCCGAAGGCGTAGCCGGGTGTGTTCTCTGGCGCGGCGCTGGTCTTAAGGCCGCCGGCCTGTGGGCTGAGCATTTGAATGACACCACCCAGCACCATCGACCCGCCCATCATGATCAGGGCCGAGCCAAAAGGCGCACCCGCACCAAAGGTGCCGCCGGTGATGACGAGGCCGACGACGATCAATACTGCGCCGATAATGGTCTGCAGTGCCCCGCCTCGCTTGCTGCCGGTGATGACTGGAGCGATGCGGATGTCACCCTCCCCTGTGAATCCAAGTTCCTTTTCTGCCAGATTCGTCTTGCCGCGAAAAACGGCGAACTCGATCCCTTTGGATTTTGCGTTGGATAGGAAGCGCTCAAAGCCTGGAATTTGAACGCAAAGAGCTTTCACCGCCTCGGCGGGAGACCTCACAGCCATTCGGAATGAGCGCCCAAACCGCCGAAGCTGGCCGTAAAGCAGGATCGTGGTCATGGGCTGATAATTGATGGCCAGTGCCGCCATGTGCTTTTCTCCGGACAGTAAAAAGGCCCGCCGAAGCGAGCCTTGTTTGAAAGTGGTTTCTGCTACAGGCAGCCCTGCAGCGCGCCCAGTCTTTTGTTGGCAATCCAGTTGCCAACCACTACGTAGTACTTTGCCTCAGATCCGGAGCCCTTTGGCTGTATATCAACAAAGTACTGCGAGCCCTCAGTGAACACGGTATATCCGGTATCTCGCCCAGGCTGAAGCGTCGCACCGGGCGTGCCGCCGAATATAGGCTGATTCTGCCATTCGTACTGAACGCATTTTGCCAATGCGGCGTCGGTCTTTTTCGAATTCAGCACCTTGTACGGTCCGCTTTGGCGAGCCTCGTTCATCGTAGGCGCCATGCACCCCGCCAGCATCGCCATTGATATGCAAATTATGGCGAACCGAGTCAATCTTCGCGAAAAATTCAATACTCTCATTTGTCTTTCGCCTTCAGGCACATAGAAAACCATTTATTCTCAAATTCACTTACGGCCCTTTTTTGGTTTTCCTCAGTGCGAAAGGCCGAAGTGCTGTAGGCGTCTTTGATGACTTCTGCTCCAAGCGCGTCGACGGAAGGGTCTCCAGCAGTGGCTTTCATCATTTTGGCCATTGAAACTTCATTCTGCCGATTTTTCATAATCGAAGCGGCCATTTCTGAAACGGAAGTGCAGTAACTGAGCGTTTCATCGGATGGTTTTGCAGCAAGTGCTGTGCCTGAAGACAACACAAGCGCCGCCATCGCTGTACCTGCTACCAAAATACGCATGTCGTTCCCTCGTTGAATTATGGCAAGACTTTATCACCAACAAGGGAGCAACACGAAAGCCCCGCATTGGCGGGGTTCTTCGGGTTGGCGGGAGGGTTACGCTACGTCGAGCTGCAGTGTCAGTTGAAGCTGCTCCAGCAAATGCTCGACGCGTCGCTCAAGCACAGGCTTTTGCCAGCGCCAAGCTGCCAGCCCTTTCCCCTGGGCGCTGGCGAGTTTTTCACGCTCGTCCAATATTCGACATGCTCCTTCGTACTCTTGGCGGATCCCGATATCCCCATGCAACAGCGTATCTATCTGAACGTCACACCAAACGGCGAAGTCGGCGGAAAGCCAGCGCGGGGCTTGGTTTGTTTCGTTCCTGTTAAGAACGTTCGGGCTTAGCTGCAACGTACCCATTGACCTCGTTATGGCAATCAACTGTCAGATCATTCAGAAAAGGGCTTATCTCCGGATGCTCCATCAGCCCGAGCAGATCAGTGGCTGAATCACGGATGGGCTGCCAATCTTGATGATCGAATATCAACCGATCGCCACAATGAAATGAGTCTTCAGTCAGGCCATTGCATAGCTGCCAGATGCGGTGCAAACCGCCTCTAACTTCGTCTGGCAACGCACTGTCACAGGCGATAAGGGTATCGTTTAAAGGCAGCATTGCCATAGACCAGGCTTCGCATGCAGGGCAGTCCGGAATTGTTTCTCGCTGCTCATCTGCACTCATCGCCAAGAACTCCAGAGCAGGAAACGCTTCACAAGCGGCGAGTACCCGTCTGTACTCCCCCTGCCCATACCACTCCCATAGCGTTGCTGCGAACCCCATCTTAACGCTCCGAAACTGCCATCGCCGCTATCAAAATCCGCATGTCGTTCCCTCTTTGGTTTGGCGGGACTTTAGCACTGGTAGATGTATGTAAAAAGCCCAGCACCTTGTCGAGTTTTACCAATCACATGGATGTCCAGTAAGCTGCGCATTCAAAATGGACGAGGACGACTCGCGTGATCACCTGCCATCTTAAGTATCAGATTGACCCTTATCAAATCGAAGCCTTTGAGCACTATTCGAAACTGTGGATTGGCATAGTCAACCGCATGGGAGGAACCCACCACGGTTACTTCCTTCCTGCCGAGGGCGCTAATAACATAGCCTATTGCCTTTTCAGCTTTCCGGGCCTTGCGGAGTACGAGCGTTATCGCGAAGAGTCCAAAACTGACCCCGAATGCGTGAGTACTTTCGCGCTGGCGACAGAGAAGAGATTCATTGTCAGCTACGAGAGAAGCTTCATGCGCCCAGTGCTCGACTGAAGCAGCAAGCCCGGCCAGCCGGGCTTTTTAATGCCCGCCC